GTTGGTATGAGATTGATAAAATGTGGCAACCGCACGAGCAAACGCCCGGGCATGGGGATGAGGTGATGTTTGCCTTCGGTTTCGAACGGGATTGATCGCAGAAAAGAGGAGTCGCTGACCGTCAGTGGGAGCTTGAACTTCGACGACAATCCCGCAAGTTTGAAATTCGCCATATAAGAACGAATTTTGTCGGCGGGGATGGCGTCGAGTGAGTCGTCACCGGCTGTGAAAAACTTGTAGGCGAACGGATCCACGACTTCGCGGATCATACGCGCTCCTGTTTGGATCAAATCGAGCAATTGTGCTGTGCGTGAGAAGACAAATTCGGCGGCGTTGTTGGTGACATTGGTGATGCCTCGCCGGACGGCGTTGGCCCATTCGACATCGATTTTCGGGGGCACAAACCAGTCGGGGGGGAACTTGTCAAACAACGTTGTGGGCCACCACCCAATGACGGTGCGCTGAGTGGCCTTAGCCAATCCAAGGGCGACCTCATAGGCGTGGCGCAAATGGGCGGGGACGTTGGCAAATTGTTGCCGGAGGTAATGGCTGGAGTAGCCCAAGAACTCCATGATGTGGTCAATGTCCACCCACCCGTTGGCCTTGGCAAGGACTGATTTTCCAGTGCCGGGCAGGCCCCAAACGAAGCCGCTAACTTTCTGCGCCACAAACGTGGTTGCCTCGAACAACGCAGTGTATTTGGTGACGATCAACGCCCAAGTGTTTCCTACACTCGTGTTGGGTCGACCGCTGGCTCGTTTGCCATAGACACTGTAGCGAATGCCACTCGGGGTCATTCCAAATGTTTGTTCGATTGCCTGGTAGGTTCTCTCGACCGCCAACATGCCGGTGGTGTTGGCAAAGAGGCGCTTGCGCAGAACGTGTTCGCAAAAATGCATGGCAAAACCAACGTGAGCATCGAACTTCGATTGGTCCGACTCGACTATTCGCAGGCCGCCTTGCACCTTCTGGCAGAAGTCGCGCACCTCAGTCGACACATCCATGGCAGGGCCATAGACAATGTCTCCCTTGAGGGTCTCCTTCATGACACCGTCGACCCGCATCTGCACCGGCCCCAGAAAGGCATTCAGTGCAGCCTCAGAAGATAAGACACCACGCGGGGATGCCTCGATGAACTGGGAGAAAGCAGGCTTGTTCTTTTCGACTTTGACAATCAGGGACGTGCGCAGGTGGCGCTTGCGGAGTCGGCTGCCGGTGAGGAGGCACTGTTCGCCGTGTTCTCTCTCCAACCGGTATCTTCCGCGCATTTTGTCGGGCCATTTCAACAACCACTTCTCGAAATCAGCAGGGCAAGTATCTATCTCGCCTTCGGGAAATCGATCGGCCAGAACACGCGCAGAATCGATCATTTTGACCATGAAATCGATCTTCGTGTTCGGGGTCTTCAACAGCAATCGGTTTTTCAACGCGATTATTTCATGTTGAGTGGTGTGGTTGTAGTAGCCTGGGGCAGGACAGTGGGGATAGGGAATGCCGATTGTGTCGTATTTTTGATGCTTCTTCTCTATCGTCCTGCGGGGAGGCTCGAGTATCGCACCTGGCGCCGACGGCTTCAGGGGTGCGTCAGCAGTTTGAGCTGGACTGCTGAGGGAGTACGAATCGCGGTGGTTGGTGGACCCACTAGCGACGAATAACATGTAGATGGCCAACAGGAATAACACTTGTTTCCAGCTGGGCATCCACGACGCAATTCCTTTGCCGAGCTTCTCGGCCACGTAACCACAAGTGGAGAGTCCGACCTGTTCGGCGGCTTCAGACCACTTACATGGGTTCCATGGCATTGGGGGCTCGAGACATGCTTGTCGAGCGCGTCGCTCGATGGCGTCATTCTCACGCCACACGAGAGCCACGCCTGCGACGACCGTCTTGTGAACATCTGCGGGAGGTATGTTGTACATGTTCACGACGGTCTTCATCGCATTCACGAAAGCGTCGTATTCCTTTGGGTTGTTTCTGTCTACGTTGATCAATTTGACACGCATGGTGCTGATCAACGAGATGGGCAAGGCGATGCCATTTGTGTCATCGTAGATTGCGCCCTTGCCTTTCGAGACAGTGCACCACCAATGCGGCATATTCATCCGTTGGTAGGTGGGCAAACGATCCAAGTCTTCTCGCAGGGTGAGTGGGCCATAGTAGTTGCTACTGACGGCGCCCTGGAGAGTGGTGGGCTCGGCATTTAGGCGAGCAAACTTGGCATAGCCATCGTCTCGGGCGGTATACAATCGGAGGTTGAAGACCTTGTGGGGGCCGACGCTGAACAGGTGGTGTGCTTCCATCCATCCAATGTTGCAGCGGACAAAGCCACAGACGTCCATCCAATCCATGGGGTCGTGCTGGCTGTAGTGTCCTTCGCCGGTTTTCACCTTCACAAGGTCGTGTCGCACCCGTGTGACTTCTTGTTCGTTGATGATCTTGTCGACATATGCCACTCCGCTGTAGTCGTGTTTTATGACAAAAGCGGACTTGCGGGTTGTTCGGACGAGTGCATCAGCAAGGTCGTTGGGTGGTAGGTAGACTTGGTGAAGACGCAACATGTCAAAAACACCGTGCTTGCGGACACATTGGCCCACGGGCAAGTTACAGTGTTGACCGTCGTCGGCACCCTTAATATCCCTCGATCCATCGCCCAAAGCCATATCTGGGGCACAAGTGTGCACCATTGACTGGGGGGATGACACTCGGCGTGGCTGCGTGCCTACGTCACAAATGTTGAGTTCTATGCCCAATTCTTTGTTGCGACGTATGATGAGTTCATCAACTGCCAAGCGTACGCGTGAGGCGGTGAACCGCAAGACTCCGTGGGTCGAGTTG